ACCTCTACGACGAATTGCAACTAAAGTGGCAGTACGATCACGCAGAGCCGGGAGAGCCTGACGATGTGGGTTGATCCGGAAGACGATCCGAACCTCGAAAGCGTCGTTGACAAACTGGCAACGCTAAACAGACAAATCGACGACGCTTACTGGGTTGGTGACTTCATCAACCCTAACATCACAAACGAAGCAAAACGCCTACGCAAACTGCTGATGGAGGGCAAGCTGTGGGAGCCAAAATTTTAAGCTGGCGAACTGGCAAACGCATCGACGCTAAAGAGGCAAACCGCACGACGCTATCGCCCGACTATCCGTGCGATGTGTGCGGTGAGCCAGCCATGACCAAAGATGGCGGACAGCTTCGTTGTCCGTCGTGCTGGCTACGCGAACAGGGACACAAAATTAAACCTATTGACCGGGGCGGATATCGGCCCTAGTCTTGGCGCATCGTTTTTAACGAAAGGAACCGCTATGAAGAAAAGAATCCACATAAACCAGCACGTGATCCGCGCCAACAAAAAGAATGGCACAAGCGATCCGGCAATCTCTGTTAAAACATCCAGAAAAAATTACTACGCTAACCGTGTGGAGATAGGCGGACCATCGTCCGTTGTATATTCACCGGACAAGCCGCTTTCATGTGGCGCGCGTGTATGGGTGGAAACTGACGATACGGTAATGATCTACACCGGCGACGATATAAAGGTGGTGGCATGACAAAACAGGCCACGCTAGTCGATCATCAAAGAATGATCCACAACATCACCGGCGTTTATCTTGACGCTGACAAAACGCAACACGCAGAAGGCTTATTGTGGTACGAAAACGCACAAAAGGCGGCGTATCATATCGCCTTGAAATATGACGTGCCGGTTTATCTGGTGGTGGCTGTCATCGCCGCACTGTCACCTAACAACAAATGGTCACGCAATGTCAGGAACGCCGACGCACTGATCGGCGCGTTTATCCGTGGCGACGGCATCGACTCGGTGAAGGTCTCGACCTATCACGCCATGAAGCGCAAGGCTTGGGATATATTGGCGGCGCGTCCGGGATACGATACAGCAAAAATCATGTTGAAAGGTCAGAAAATCACGTCGTTTTTCATGGATATCATGGGCGAATTCAACGTGACAATCGACGGCCATGCACGAAACATTGCTTACGGTGAGCGCGTCGGCTTGACCGATGACCGGACAAATATCGGCGTCCGTGAATATCGCGCTTTGCAAGCCGCGTACGAGGCGGCAGCGGAACGGCTCGGCCTCATGCCCTACCAGCTACAGGCAATTACTTGGCGCGTCTGGCGGGATCGGCACGGTATAACGTGACAAATCGGCGACGCTAAAACGTACGCGTGACAAACCGGCGACGCTAAACTTTTTGGGGACTGGCTAAAAGTTTCCGCTCGGCGCGTTCTGGGGCGGGGCGGACTTGCGGGCCGGTCAGGCAGGCGGCGAGACGATGGGGCTGGCCTGCCATCTTTGCCGGGGGCGGAAAAGTTTTTTTCATTTACCGCTTCAACCCGTGCAAAACATGTGCCATGATTCGAGGCATCAACAACAAGCGAAACGGAAAGGAACCGACATGCTTGACTTAATCACGAACACAATAGCCGTTGATAAGGCTATTCGCACTGGCGATGAAATCTACGCCATCCACAACAACCCTAGTGATGTGGGCTTGTTCTCGAAGTTTGCAAAGGTGGAGCGGGTGCCGATCGAAGCTCACACACCGAGCCGCACCTATGACGGCAGGCAGGAATTCGACATAATGTCGGCCCGGCCCGTCGAGGGTTATTCGGCGCTTTACAATCGGGCCACCGATGCGCTGCTGGATGTCCGGCCAGTATCTCGGCACTATGCCCTGATCCCGCATGAAGAGCTTTTTATGCGGCAAGCTGCGCTCTTGCATGAGTCCGAATTGCCGACCGAAAACGTCACGGTGACCGACCGCATCTATGGCTATGGTAAGAGGGTGCATCGAACGGTTGTCTTTCACGACCTTGCAACTACAGACCGGACCCGCAGCGGCGAGGCCGACCGCGTCGAGTGCCGCATGGACATTTTTAACAGCGTTGACTTGTCGTGGGCCTTTCAGGTGTTCTCGGGTGCCTACCGTGACCTGTGCCGGAATTCGTTAGTGTTTGGCGGTGCCAAATCGTACCACCAACGCAAAATTCACAAGGGCCACGTTTCCGTGGACGCCATGATCTCGAAAGCCGGTTATGGTCTCGATATGTGGGTGAACAATCGCGACCAGATGAACGTCTGGAAAGAGTCGCATTGTTCGAGCTTTGACTTCCAGCGGATGCTCAAGCAAACGATATGCCGCAAGAAGACGAAAGCTGCACGGCACGACGAAAAGCTGGCGATTAACGAAAGCAAGCTGAATTGGTTGCTCGAGCGATTCAGCGAAGAAACGCCCGAACTGGGCAACACGCTCTGGGCCGCCTATAACGCCCTTACGCACTACGCCACGCATTTGCCGGGGACACAAAGCCGGAACGCTAACAAGGAGCTAGTCGCCACGCGCCGCAATGATGAGGTGCGGGAGGTGATCGGCTCTAGCTTCTGGCAAGGACTGGAAAGGACTTATGCCTGAATGGAAGTGCTTTTGCTCATCTACCGAATGATCGGCATGATCCTATTGATCCTGTTAATCTGGGCCTTCATGGCCGTTTAATCTCGAAAGAAAGGAACCGAGATGACATTTAACAACATACCGAAAAACCTTGTGGACGACCTGTGCGCGTGCTTTGACCGCATAGAGATTGCCATTCGTACTGACGAGGCGGCGAAAGAGCGGGCGCGCTTGCTCGCTAAATTCCGCGAGGAATTCCCGTCGAAGCCAGTAGCAAAGCCACAGCCCATGACGGGCTTGCACGGTGAGCTGCTGCACGAATCCGGCTCGCAGCCGAACGACCTCAACGCCACCCATGCGGCGCTCATCTCTTGGTTGTCACGCGGTACGTTTTTGGCTGTGCCAACACTGGCGGGCCATCTCGGCGTTAAGAAGCAATCGGTTTATCACTATCTGTCCGGCCTCAAAAAGGCAGGCTATCAGCTAGAGATAAAAAGCACCGGCAACCGCAAGGGTGGTTACATCAATATCTACAGGCTTGCCAAGACCGGCTGAAAAACGTACTAAAGAGGGGCGGGTGCTTTTGCCCGCCTCTTTTTCGAAAAGGAACTGAAACGATGCATAGCACTATCAAGAACGAACTGACCTCCTCCGAAGCTGCCGATGTTTTCGCGATCACCGAGCATGAAATCCGCGTGATCCGTTACCACCTCGATGCAATCAACAACCAGATCAGAGGGCTAGAGGCATTTATGGATTCATGCGGGTTCAATACCTACATCGGTAGCCAGTCGCCGCGTTCGATCAAGGTGGCTGAATATAAGGTCACCAAAGACGATTAACCGTTACCCTGCGCGGGGGGCTAATACCGCGCTTCCTCCCTAACTGGCCCGCTTGGCATAGTCCGGCGGGCCTTTTTTTGTGTGCGGCCCGGTTAAATGCCTTGCGGGTTGTAATGGCGGGATAAACTGGCGGGCCTTGTGTTCGGGGATTGCTGCGCTTTTTGCCCGTGACATCCACCCTACAAAATAACCAGCATGTAAAAATGTCAGGGCAAAAGTCTAGAAACGCACGGCGGCGCGCATATAGATATGTCCGGCGGGTCTATCCGGCAGGCTTTTTCGATATGGGGGAATCCTTGGCATTGGCAAGAAGATTTGCCCCACCGGGGTTGCTAGGGCCACCGGGGGGGTACCAGTACTTGTATGCAATCCCGACAGCAATTGTGGAGATTGAGGTTATCAATATGACTAAAAAGGATGCGTAGGGGGTACCCTATGGGTTTACCCCGGCGGGCCTATGCCCATAGTACAGTCGAATTTTAATTTTGTCAAGAAAAAAAGTTGACACACATGTAAAAAGTACCTATACTGTTGACGTGAGCCGCATTTTTATGTCGGACCACCCCACTACGCGACACTTCCGTTGTACTAACCAAGTGGTACCGGACATAAGTGCGACTCACCCCTTCTCCTTTCTAGGTAAATCATACAATGTTCACAGCTATCGTCTTTGCATGCTGGCTTCACAGCCCCAACGACTGCACACAATTCATCGATAAGCAGGGTCCGTACCGAAATGAGGGCGAATGTTCGACCCGCGTTGTACGAATGATCAAAGAAATACGCAATATCACGCCCGGAAAGATCATTGTAGGTGCTGAATGCACCGTAATCGCACAAGAAGCCACGTAAATATGAATCTCTTGCCCCAACAAACGCCGAAAAAGCGGGAATTGACGCCCCAACAGACGCAATTCCTCGACATTCTTTTCGAAAACGGCGGAAATGTAACCGCTGCAGCCGTAGATGCGGGCTATTCGAAGGGTAGTGCGGCGTGGTTACGCAAAACTCTCGCAGAAGAGATCGTAGATCGCACAAAAGACATCCTGTCTATGAATGCCTACAAGGCTGCTACACGCCTCGTGGCTACAATCGACAATCCCGCCCCCGAACGCGGTGATGATCTGCGTCTCAAAGCTGCTGAGAGCCTCCTCAACCGCGTAGGAGTCAAACAAGCGGACACAATCAACCACAATGTAACTGCAGTACACGGTGTAGTTTTGCTGCCGCCCAAGAAAGAGGTCGTTATCGATGGTTAAATATAAAAAATCATGTAAGGGTCGTCCCGCACAGGGTAGCGCGGAGAAGTCCTAGATGGCTGACTGGCTATACAGGGCTATGGACCCGTCCAC